CAACCAGCCAACCGGGGTGATTGCCAGCAGGCCGGTGTAAAGCGACACCAGGTGCAGGGCCTCCGGCTGGATGGCCTCCAGGCGTTGCAGCACCTCGGCGGAAGCGTCGCGCACAACGGCGGCGGGCACGGCTGTTGGGTTTTGGAAGTGCATGCCGGCCAGCTTGACCACGCCGATGGCGTCGGTGATGGGGTTGGGCTTGTTCATGCGGCGCTTTCCTTCTGCGGGATTTCCTTGATTTCGATGCCCATCTGCGCGGCCAGCCAGTCGATGCCCGCCTCGGTGACCATCAGCACGGCGTAGTGCTTGGTAATGGGCGCGCGGTTGGCGGGTTGAAGCTGTGTGACGCGCGGCTCCATGAACAGCTTGCCGCCGTTGTGATGCCTTGCTGCCAAGGTGCCGTCGCGGTTGAGTGCGTTGCGGGCCCGCAGGTGTTTGCGCAGCGCGGGTTCGGTGATGCCCAGTACCTGAGCGGCCTCTTTAACGGTGCGGTTCATGGCGCGGGCCTCAGGCTGCGTTGCGCTTTGAGCGCAGCAGCACACGGATCAGGCTGTCCAGCTCGTCATACAGCTGCTCGAACGTGCCATCGTTGGCCAGGGATAGGTCGCCATGCCGGTGGGTGACGCCGCTTTCGCTGGGGTGCATGGCCACCGCTTCGGCATCTGCCCGGGTGATGTGCAGGATCACGCCGCCCTTGCTGCGCACCCAGTCCGCTTCGTTGTTGAAGCGCACGTCGCGGATCACCACGCCCTTCATTGCCTGGTCGTGCTCGGCGAGCAGCTGCAGGTTCTGCTCGGCCAGTAACAGCCAGAGCTGTGGGTGCACCAGGTCGCGGCCCCATTCGGTGCCGAGCAGCTGCATCAGCTCGCGCGGGGCCTTGCCCAGCCAGGGCAGGGCCTGTTCCTTCTCCGCACCTTCCAGTTGAGCGTTGGTGAGGTGGAACATGCCTGCCAGGGCCTGCTTGAGCGGGTCAGCGAAGGCGTAGCTGATCAGGGTGAGGTGTGCCGCCAGGTAACGGGCAACCGTGTCTTTGCCGGTGCGGGCCTTGCCGGCGAGGCCGATCAGGAGCTGGCTCATGCTGCAGCTCCCTGAATGGCTGCCTGGCGTTCTGCGATGCAGATAGCCGTCAGCTCTTTAGAGCGATGTTCACTGGCGTTGAGGGCCAGGTCCTGTAGCCGGTCGCTGGCGTCGATGTTGATGGCATCCAGTGTGCTGGCGGCGCTGATCATGCCCAGTGCGATATAGAACTCGGCATTCAGGTCGTCATGGCTACGCCCAGCGCGGAGCTTATTGAGGGTGCTGAGCAGGCGGAGATGCAGGGCGGCGCAGTTGTTTTGGTGGCGAGGGCTCATGCAGCACCTCCCCACGGGCCGAAGTCCTCGAAGGCGGGCAGGGTGGTGGGCTGCTTGAGTGTGGGGCGGCCGCCGGTGAGCACGATGAGGCGGCCTGTGGCCAGCTGCACGGCTTTAACGGCGTCAGGGTTGGTGGTGCAGGCCGGGTGCAGGAGCACCGGGCAGCGTGTGTGCTGTGTCGATTGCATGTCGCGTACTCCATGGGTGAGAGTGTGGGTACGCGGATAAAATTAGCCCAGCGAATTTATAAATTCAATAGCATTACGAATATAAATATCTGTGGCGATAAAAAGCCCGCATTTAGCGGGCTATTTGGTGTGCTTGTGCGGGGGTTAATACTCCACGATTTTCCGGCGTACCCGGCCGCAGAGGTGCCACTCTTCATCCAGTTTGATGATGCGATCCGGCCAGGCCGGGTTTGTGGCAAATAGGTAGGGTTCACCGCCTTCGTAGCGGAGTCGTTTGAGCGTCACAGCTTGGTCACTTACTCGCTTGGCTACGACGAAATCCCCGGAGTGACATTCGACTGCAGGGTCTACAACAACCTTGTCGCCAGGTAGAAAGTCCGGTTCCATGCTGAAGCCTTCAACCTTCAATACAAAGGCGTTCGATCCGGCGGGGCCATATGCCTCAATCCATTCGTCTGCATCGCCAGGCTGGAAAGCATCAACAGCCTCGCAGAAAGCGCCGGCCTGGACATAGCCAATGACCGGAAGCATGCGAGGTGCGTTGTGCTTGTTTTGGCTGGGGATTGGATAGGTTGAAGGGGCGATAAACTTCGCGGCAAGTCGAGGGCTGACTTCGGCCGGGTCAAAGGCCAAGGTATGCGCGAACTTGAGCAGTGCCTCTATATTGAGCTCAAGTTTGCCTGTCATGTACTGGCTGACGGTGCCTTGAGACTGCCACCCCATGATATCAGCTAGTTCGGCCTGGTTAGAGAAGCGGCCCGCCTTCTTCCCGGCCAGATAAAAGGCCTTAAGGCGGGAGGCTTCTTCGCGGATGTGTTCGGGGAGGGCGGTAGTCATATGGCGATGCTATTAGCCTTTCTAATTCTTTCCAATTGCTCTAGCTAATTTTGTCTTGCCTGAATAAATTCTCCTGGCTAATATCTCGTCATTACACCTGAACTGAGGTATCAGACATGAATGGCGGGATCGGTGTGCCCCTCAAGGAATTTGCAGTTGGCAAGAAGCAGCCAACCATTGCTTCGCTACTTGGCGTGACGCAGGGCGCTGTCTCCCAGATGCTCAACTCCGAACGCGATATTTGGGTTCGTGAGTGTGAGGGCGGGGGCTTTCAAGCTGTGGAACTTCGCCCAGTTGGATCGCGGCGCAAGCCGAAAGCTGCTTAAGAAATTGCCGGCGCGGTAGGCTCTCACCACCCGCGCCGGCGGGGTGCCTGGCAAGGACTCTCACCTCCTTGCTTCGGCTTATGACGACACAGCACTGCATCGGTCATGGTCATAGAGTAGGGCTTGCCTTGCTTGGTGGCTAGGCCGTAAGGGAGTCATTTACGGTTATGAGTCGCACAGACCTTTTGCCGGACGCGGGTCCGGTTCTTTCAATCCGCCAGGCGCTTTACCGCGCTGGGCGCGACTACAAAGGGGGCATTACGTCCCTCGCGCATGATCTAGGTATGGATCTGGATGCGTTGCAGAAGAAGCTGAAGCTGGACGAGGAGCGGCGCTGGCCGACCCCGGACGAGCTTGAGGAGATCATCACCTTCACCCAAGACAGCCGTTTGCTGGATGCGTTGCTGCGCCCAGCCGGTGCGGTGTGGTACCGCCCGCTGCCGGTACCGGCCACCCAGGATGCACTCAAGGCGGTGGGCGAGCTGCTGCAGAAGGAAGGCCAGTTCGTGGGCAGCCTGCACAGCGGTGCTGCTGACAACGTGTGGCAACCGCACGAGGTGGCGCTGCTGGAACATCACGGTAATGAGGTGATCCGCTCGGTGCTGGCAATTATGGCCGGTGCCCGCGAGGCAATGGAGGGTCGTCACGATGGATGAGGCCCAGTTCGAACAGGCCCAGCGCCTGCAGGAAGATCGGTTACAGCAGGCCATCGAGAGCCGCGTGCAGTACCAGGGTGAAAGCGCTGAATACTGCGACGATTGCGGGGTGCCGATTCCCCAGGCTCGCCGCCTGGCCGTGCCAGGCTGCCAGTGCTGTGTGGATTGCCAGGGGATACGGGAGGTGCGGCGATGAGCGTCGATTTTCCGCGGGCCTGGGAGATTTCCCAGGCGACTGAGGCTGAATATCACCACAACAAATGCAGTTTTAATGCTGCCGGCATGATCTGCGACTGCAATGTGTTGATGCGGCACCCAGAAATGTTGGATACGAGCCGTTTCTATGGGGCGGGTGGAGAGGTGTTGAGCGAGAGCTATGACGGCACGCCAGCACGCACGGAGGGTTATGACGCGCTCTGGCTCTGGTTTGGTCTTAGCCGTTCCGCTTTCTGTGTGCTGCCCCGCGTGATGATGCATGACATGCCAGATCATTGGCAGGAGCGTTTCGCGGTGTTGATGAGCGAATGGGATGAGGCTTGGGTGAGCCAGCCGGATATAGGTACTCGTGTGCAGATCACTCAACATGGCCGGCTTGTTAAGGCTCCGAGCTGGTTGCTCGACTACCGGCACCCTGATCGCTTGGCGCTCGCTTCAATGCGTTTGCGAAAAGGGGCTGGTGAATGACCAAGCCAGTGGCCCCAAAGAACATCGCCGCCTGGGCGCGGCGCTATATCGAAGTGTTTGGCATGGCCCTGGTGTCCATTGACCCATGCGAGAAAGCCCCGAAGGGTAACGGCTGGAACAAGCCGGGTGGGTATATCACCGATGCAGACCAAGCTGAAGCCTGGTGGACGAAGCACCCGAACCACAATATGGGGGTGGTGCTTGGCCCGAGCCGGGTGTGTTCGCTGGATGTTGACCATGTGGAGTACTGCCGCCAGGTGTTCAGCGATGTGCTGGGCATCAACCTGGATGACATGGCGGTGGTTTACCCGACGCTGGTGGGCAACCCGGAGCGCTTTCGCATCATGTTCAAGATGCCCGAGGGCCTGGACTTCAGCCGGCACTCGCTGAGCTGGCCCAACCCGCTGGACCCGGATGGCAGCAAGCATAAGCTGGCCACGGCGGCGCTGAAGCAGGCGCGGGATACGGGCAACAAGGATCAGATCGCAGCCATGCAGGCGCGGCAGAAGGAGTTTGCGCCGGTAACGGTGTTCGAGCTGCGGGCCGGGGCGGTGCAGGATGTGTTGCCTCCTTCGATCCACCCGGACACGGGCAAACCCTACCACTGGCGCAACCCGCCCACCGATGGGCTGCTGGAGTTGCCGAGTGACCTGGTGAAAACCTGGCAGAACTGGGACATCTTCAAGCGCACGGCGCTGGAGGCCTGCCCGTGGGTGCCGACAGCCGCAAAGCTGCCGGCCAAGGTGAAGAAGAACTCGCCACCGCGGTTGCCGGCTGGGGATCACCCCTCTGTGATCGATGCCTTCAACCGGGCGACGGATATCGAGAACCTGCTGCAGCGGCATGGGTACGCCAAGCGCGGGCGCAAGTGGTTGGCCCCGCAAAGCTCCACCGGGTTGCCGGGGGTGAATGTGGTGGATGACAACGGCGAGCAGCGCCTGTTCTCGCACCATGGCTCCGACCCGCTGGCCAATGGGCACATGAATGATGCGTTTGATGTGTTCTGCATTCTGGAGCACAACGGCGACTCGGCGGCCGCGACGCGGGCGGCGGCGCGCGAGCTGGGGCTGGAGCACAAGCGCGCAGCGCCTCGGGCACCAGAGCCTCCACCTGTGGGTGATCTTCCCCCGGCCCCAACTGAACCTGATGCCGGCGGTGAGCCCGGCTGCTCCGATAACGGGGGGCAGGGGGAGGGGCTGAGCCTCAAGGGCCTGCTACGCCGGTATGCGTTGATCGAAGGCACCACGCATGTGTGGGATATCGACAAGGCGAAGAAGATGAAGCGGGCGGCCTTCGAGGCGCACGTGGGCAAGGAGAAGTTCAAGGAGTGGGGCGCTGTCACTGACGCGACGAAAAAGCGGGTGAGTGAGGAGTGGGTGCGCGATATCGAGCAGGCGCGGACGATGGCCGGCAAGGCGATTGGCGATATCACCATGCCGCCGCTGGTGCGTTATGTGTACATCGATGGCACCAAGGATGTGTGGGACTACGCGAAGAAGCGCCGGGTTGCTGAGGGTGCCGTGAAGATGGCGCTGGGTGATGCGTACAGCCTGTGGTTGAACAGCCCGGAGCGCCGCGTGGTGGATATGAACCATATCGTGTTCGACCCGTGCATGCGGCATGACCCGAAGGTTTACATCAATACCTTCGAGGGTTTGCCGCTGGAGCCGGCGGGTGATGCTGCTGCCTGCGAGAACCTGCGTTGGCTGATTTCCTTCCTGTGCAACCACGATGAGCCCGCTACCAAGTGGCTTGTGCGCTGGCTTGCGTACCCGTTGCAGCACACGGGGGCGAAGATGGATACGGCGGTGCTGATGCACTCGATCATCGAGGGCTCGGGTAAGAGCCTGCTGTTTTCGGTGGTGATGGGGCTGCTGTACGGGCAGTACTCGGCCACGGTTGGGCAGACCCAGCTTGAGGGGAATTTCAACGCCTGGCAGAGCGGCAAGCTGTGGGCGGTGTTCGAGGAAGTTGTTTCCCGCGACCAGCGTTACAACCAGGTGGGCAAGATCAAGCAGCTGATCACCGGGCAGACGGTGCGCATCGAGAGCAAGTTTGTGAACGGTTGGGAAGAAGCCAGCCACATGAACGCGGTGTTTCTCTCGAACGAGATCATGCCTTGGCCGATCAGCGACAGCGACCGGCGCTTTCTGGTGATGTGGCCTGAGGAAAAGCTGCCGGCCGATCGGCAGGTGGCGATCAAGCAGGAGTTGGACAGCGGCGGCGTTGAGGCGCTGTATGCCTGGCTGCTGGGCGTTGACCTGGGCGACTTCGACCCGCAGACGAAACCACCGGTTACGGCGGCGCGTGAGCGCCTGGTGGCACTGAGCAGGGCGAGCTGGCAGACGTTTTTGCACTTGTGGCAGGTGGGCGAGCTGGGCAATGGCTTGTGGGGTGCGTGCTTGAGTACGGACATCTACGCGCTGTTTCTGGAGTGGTGCCACCGGAACAAGGAGCACTCGATGAGCCAGACGAAGTTCTCGCTGTTTATCAGCACGGCGTATGGCATGGAGAAGACGCGAGGCATTCCGTGGGGAGCAGGCCATGGCCGGCGGTTTGGGGCGTTCTTCTTCCCCTCGGATGAGGGGGCCTTCCTGCCACCATCCATGACAGCGGCCGCGCTGGCGGCGCACGTTGAGGAATGGCGAGAACGGGCGCGCCTGGGTGGTTGGGCTGTGGATTCGTGGGACCACGTTAAGGTTGGTGCAGCATGAGTACGCCCGGGTTTGTGTTGGGTGTGTTGGGTTTGTGTTGGGTTGGTTCTGGTAACCCTACACAGGCGCAAGCCTTGTACGGCGCGGGTTGTGGCGTGCTGTGTTGGGTGTGTTGGGTTTGCGCACGCGCGCAGGCGTGCACGCATTCATATCCCACCGGTTCACCGTCTGAAGCTGGCGGCGTTTTATTTCTTCACGCGAGGAATGAAACCATCAACACACCCAACACACCCAACACAGTTTCTTTGAAAGCTTTGATTTTGTTGGGTTTTTTGTGTGTTGGGTGTGTGTTGGGTTTGGCTGTTTTGTGTTGGGTTGGTTCTTGCGAGGGGGAAGCGGGCCATGATTGAGGCAATTGAAGTGGTGCTGAAGCACTGGGGAAGCGCTGTGCGCAACGGCGTGCCGAGTGGCGGCTTGGCCAGCCCGGCCGGGACGCTGATGGAGTGGAAGGGCTGCCCACCGCGTACCGGCTCGGGTGGTTCGCGCATCCTGCTGGCCGGTGCTGGTCCTGATTACCTGGCTGCCGAGGTGGATGCGGTGCTGGGCACCATCGAGCAGCAGGATGGTGGGGCGGTGCTCAGCAAGCTGGCTCAGTGGCGTTATACCTTCGAGCCTGCGCTGCCGGTTGCCGAGCAGGTGCGTGATCTGCAACTGGGGCAGGGTGACGCTGGGCTGAAGGCATACACCCGGTTGGTGAAAAGGCTGCACCATGTGGTGGAAGCCGAGTTGAGGGCGCGGCACGCGCTGGCTGAAAACCGGCTCAGTGAGGCGAAGCGGGCAGGGAACCGGATGCGCAAGGC